CTTTGGTGCGGCGCATCACTTCTGACGTTTGTGCGTCTTGCAGTATCCGAGCCTTGTTCATGTACTCGGTGTAGGTAGAAGGTGTCAGATGTTTACGGTGTGCTTCTACGTCTTCTACGGTCAGTACCTTGCCAGTAACGCTGCCAATCTTTGATGACAATGCTGAAATGGCAGAGCCGTGGTCATACTGGGCAAACATACCGCCACCTTCGTCACGTACTTTAACCATCTCACGGTATTTATTTCGGTCGAGATAGTAGAGCTGGTCAAGAATCTTATCTTGCTCTGGTTTGTTACTAGCTGCAACCGCAAGGCTAAAGTCTGCCGTAAGGGTGTTGATTTGCCGTTTTGTAGTTGTCTCACGTGCAAGCTCTGCATCACGAAACTCATCCATTTGTTTCTTGGCTGCATCTACGACAATTGCACGCTTGTCTGTTTTAAGGATTGAATCCATTACTGCATTGCCAGTATTTCCGGAAATAATTGCCGAGTAGGTTTTGTTGATGTCGCCAGAATCACGGACAAACTCTGAAGCAAAAGCAGATATTCCAGCGTCTTTTGCTTTGGTAGATTTCTCTATCCATTTGGGAACAAGCGTACGGTTCTTTGTAGCAATTGCTCCGCCAAGTGTTGCTTCTAGTTGGGTAATTCTAAGATTTGCGTCATCAGGATTAACCGCAGTTTTTAAGATGTCTGAGACTTGGGTTTGTAGTCCACCGGCCACGGAGTTCATTTGATTTTCTGCGTCAGCCAAGTAAGCCTTGGTAAACGTTTCTGCGCTCAAGTCAACTAACGTGCGTGACTGCTGATTGATTGAGTTAGCCAGACCGCTTGCCTGATTTGGGTCTACCTTGGCCAAACCCTTCCATAAGCCTTGCAGGGATAACACATCTTGCCGCATATCCTCGTGGCTCTGATACCCGCCTGTTTGTAGCTTTTGCTTAAACTCAGCCATCTTTTCGTTGGCCAACAGCTCAAGCTCACCACGCATTTGAATACCGACAATCTTGTTTTCTTCGTCGATGCGCTCTTTGACCGCACCTAACGCAAAAGCGGATACCTTATCTAATGCCGCCCCAATGTTGGAAGACAACCTAGCCGCCTCTTTGACGTTTGCAAAACTTAGCTGCGGTATATCGGCTGGCATATTGCCAGCCCGTTGGTAGCGTGGAAGTTCTGCCATTATCTTAACCTTATTCCCGTTCCGCCTGCGCCGGTGAATTCTTGTCCAAGAGAGCTAGCACTTAATCCTTGGCTTCCCATTGTTGCCGATGTTGCGCCAGCCGTAATGCTGTAATCCGTTTTGGCAGGAGTAGGCATCTTGGCGTATGTTGCAGCAGCCATTCCAAGTTTTGCAGCAGCATCAAAGTAGCCAGCTTTTTCCGCTTGCTTACCAGCCGCCCGAAGCATATTAGCCTCAATGTCCCCAAAAGACATTGCAGCATTTGCATTATCTAGGGCAAACATAAATTCACGGCCAGCAACAGTATCATTAACGGAACGCAGTATGTCTGGCGACCCGCTAAACGCATCCACTCCACCGGCAAACGAACGTGCAGCTATGGCTGCATTAGCCTGCCTTTTGCGTTGCAATATCTCGTTTGCCTGCAATTCGTATTGCAATGCCTTGCGCTCAGACTGAGCCGTGGTTTGCAAAGCCTGCAAGTTGTACATTTGCTTTTGCGCTTTGCCACCTTGGATTGAGCCAACGGCACTAACTACTGTTGCTGCTATCGCTACAAATTCCATATCATGTCCCCGGATATACTGAAACTTTATATTCCATACCCAATAAAATCATTTTCAGCGGGTCGTTTTGCTGAATCGTGATTTGCCCGTCTTGGGTATACCCAAGTATTCCGCTTACTGTTTTTGTTCCTGTAAACGGAGTTATTGCCTCGTCTAATATTCCAGCGCCAAGAGCCCTAAACGGAACCTCGATACCATTGACAGACATACCTTGTGTGTCTTTAACCAACAGATTTACTTCAAGAATTCGCTTGCGGAATCCAATGCGTGTGCCAGACTGAAGTTTTAGTTCTGCTGGCATTGTCTTAATTTGAACGCTGTAATCCATCCCGACCTGATACGATGTTGTAGATGAACGATTAAAAGTTACCGTTCCGCCGCCCGGAACTGTCTGTTGAGCCTGAACCGAACCATCAAGTATTATGTCAACTGTTTTGCCAACCAGATGAGATAAGCTAGCGGAAGCGGCAGCACCACCAGATACGCCGCAATCAGTCTGAAAATTGTTGTCAAAGATTTCCACATAATAAACAGTTGATGAGTTGACCGTTCTTTTGACAACCGTATAAATTGTTGTCAAGTCAACGCCAACATCAATAAACTCACCAGAAGTAATAAACTCAGATGGGGCAATAACGTTTTGCGAGCGCAGCAAAGAGAACACCGCCATGCTGCCGCCATCACCATTGACTATCATTAGCAAATCATTTTCATCTGTTGCCACAGACCGGCGTAACGACATCCGTGTTGGCGACTTTAATAAATGCCCAGACAGTAAGGATATTTTTGAAGAAACGTAGGTTGCTTGAGTGTCGGTGTAAGAAAACTCATCTAGCGACTTACCCTGTCTCTGGATGTAGAGCGTGCTAGATTCTAATTGCAACACCCTAATTCCAACTTTTGCACCGTTTCTAGTAACGCCCTTCATAAAGAATGACGTTGGCGTAATTGGCTCAAGACCTTGCTGCGGGCAGAAGAACTCACCGCCAGTCGTAAACACCTGCAAGTCTCTAGCGGAAGTAATATCTACGATTGAGTTAAAAGTGTTGGTATCTAGCGTTGCCTCTACTGACTCATCGTCCAAGCCTTCGCCCGGTTCAAAATTGAAAAAGTCTCCAACCCTAGAACCCCAAATAGTTGATGGCCTAGAATCTGAACCGCCAAAATATAACCGGCCCTCATGGAAAGTCACCGATAGCGGCCAGCCTCTAGTGCTCGACCATACATCTTCGTAGCCAAGCTCAAACGACCAATCGGCGGCGGCAATGGCTGTTGTATTAAAAAACGGGAACTCTGTGATTGCCTTGACCACCGTTGTGCTGGTGTAAGAAACAATCTTGGCCCGACCCTGTGGCTCGGCGTTGACATACTGCCCAATCAGGTCTGATATTGTAAATACAGAAGTATTATTTGGTTGCGTAGCCCACGCCACAGATACAGTTGCAACCTTTGTTGCGCCAACGTAATCGCTAATGATTCTCGTCTGACCGGCGCCAGTTCCGCTGGTAATGGTTATCGTTGACCCGTTATAAATGTCATCTGTCGCAATAGCCGCCGCAGGCAAAGTTATTGTGCTGGCTCCACCTGCCGCTGCCGTTCCAGTTAATCCGTTGTGAAAAGCGGCAGCACTTGCAGTCAGGGTTACTTTGCCAGATACGGCAGACGGGGTTAGCGTTACAGCACGGCCGGCATCTGTTGTTACGGTGTATGCGTATCTTGGGATATTTTCAAAGGTGATTGTAGATGCAGTCCAACTTGCGTCTGTTGCGCCACGCACAATCTTTATTGGCTGAATATCTGGGTGGACAACAATGAGCGTGTCGGCAGACTGCGTCCAGTTAATTGTTCCCAAACGAGAGCCTATTAAACCAACACTACTTGTGTCTAAATAGTCTAGTGAGCCGCCATTGATGTCTAAGACCTGAGCATTGTTCTTAAAGACGTGCATACGGTTGTGGGTAAAACACAACATATATGAGTCGCTGGTTGAGAACTCAAACGGCACTAGGCGCACGCCATTGCCAGCCGATTCAGAGCTGCTGTTCGGCAGACTCATAATATACTTTGTTCCGGGCCTGCGACGGATTCCGCCCTGTGGCTGAACCACTACATTAGTAGCTTCCTCTAAGGCATTTCCATAAGCCGCAAGGTCAACCCTAGCCCTCAACAAAGGGTCTAATTCCCCGGTCGAAAAGTTAGTTTGGATTGACGTAAAACGTGCCATCAGTTTCTCACGTCAATTAAGCTGTAATCTTCAATAACGGAAATTGGCTGACCTTGGCCATCAATAGTGGTGGCGGTACGCATATATCCACCACGACCATTTTCTGATGGCGCACCAATAGCCACGCCTTGCCAGTATTGCGTCTTGTCCATCTGGTCTGTAATGGGCAAAGACAGATGCCAAGCCATCATGTACTTCATAAGCTGAATAAAGTACACCGGCATCTCGTACTCTTGTACGTCATAGGGATAGTCTATGTATATGGTTGTTTCGTTAGTTAAAAGCTGGTCGCCAAATATCCGGTAGTTACGGATAGTTCCGGAACCGGGTGTTGCGCTAGTGGTTACGGAGCGTGGTGGGCCAATACGGTCGCCGGGTAGTTGATAGGCATAGCGATACTCAGTTGTTGGCCCAGTCAGCAATTGCGCTAACGCAATCTTTTTGTATACAAAAGACCAAGGGTAAACCAAGAGAGCTTGCTTTTTGATGTCTTGGTACAGGGAATCGGCAACATTTGCCTCATCGGTTCCTTCTGTGAAGGACGAGATTGGCTTGGCGCCTAACATTTGCAAGGCGTCAGAACATATTGAAAGAGCAGAATCACCGGCAGCCATAATCTATCCTATCCTCGAATGGCACGTAGCCACTCGGCGTCAACGTTGTTTGGTTTGTATTGCCCACCAAAATCAACAATCCTACACCCGTCAGGCGGTTTGCCTCGGTCTTTTACGTGTAGGCGGTATGAATAGACTCCGTATTTCTTGGTTTCTAATACCGGCACGTTTCTATCTAACGCATCCCAGATAAACGCCTGATCGCCCAAATATGGGCCGTCCTTGTTATCTTGGTGATATTTTACCCAATAATCTGGGTTTACCACAAATCTTTTATAGACTTCAACAGGGGCTTTATGATAGAACCACATAAGGGCAGACGAAACCATGTGCGGACGCTTTAGGTTTTGCATCATGGCAAAGTCGTATCCGCACTCGGCAATGTCCGAAAAGTCATCCAGTACAACGGTATCAAGGTCAAGGTAGATGGTATTGGGCGGTAGTACATCTGGCCTAAATAGCTCAATCTTTGACCACCACCCAGACCAGTCATGTTGCAAAGCAATACGTTCGCACGGTACTGGGATGTCAGAAAGGCATACAAAGTTATGGGGCAGGCTCAGTTTTTGAGCTACATTGCGACTCAGCTTGGCCACGTCATCTGGCTTGTATCTGCCGCCAGACTTTAGCACGCAAGCAACCGTAATCATTCTGGGGCTCCTAGCAAATCTTTGGTTCTTCCGGACATTGAGTAGATTCCCATAGTCAAGCCTTCCTCTTGGTGGCGCTTGAGCACCCGAAACCAGTTGTCTATCTGGTCTGCCCTAGCGTAGCCTGCGTGCTGGCTATACTTGTTTGGGTATCCTTGGGCATATTTCTGGTCGTCGCCAGACAGGGTTATGCCAGCCATTATGACTTCCTCAAACCCCATGCCGTGCCTAGCCCACATAGCACCGGCCACGCCACTAGAGCCAACGGCAAAGGATAGACCCGGCCAGACGTAGTCAATGGCATCAAACGACTCTCTAGCATACGGAATATGCCATAACGTTCCCTTGGGTGTTTGTAGGATTTTGGGTCTGGCGTGTATCTTAATTGGCCTGTCCACAGAAGCCTTAATCTTTATGGACATTTCGCCGTGCTGAGTCCAGACGTGTTCAATTTCGGGGACAATTGCGGCTACATACTTAACGCCTAGGGTGGCGGCGTCTGGCCGCAACTTGCGTGCGGCTTCTAGGTCTTCAAAAAGAGAAGGGGCTGCGCCACATATAATGGCACAACCCCTATGCTTTACTGCGTACTCAACAGGCAATTAGTCGCTGTCGATAGTGCCAACAGTTGTTACGCTGGTAACGTCAACAGTCGTGCCGTCGTTAGCATTGACCACTACAAAGCCGAAAGCAGCAGAACCGCCAACGCCAGAGTAGACATACATAAGGTCGCCAACTTTGAGGATTGATGCGGCAGAGTTGAAGTAGCCTGCGCCGTCAATATCGCCAATTGCATCAGCAGATTGATACGTCCAAATCTGAGGTGCGTTGCCAGCCTTAGAACCGTTTACGAGGTTTAAACCGTCTTTGTTATATGCCATTGTCGTTCTCCTTAGACTGAATCAGTTGTTTGGACTTCGACAATACCTTCGGCATCAATAGCAATTGCACCTGCCGAGAATACTGCGTTTACCAGCCAGCTAGTCTTCTCAGGGATGTAATTGATTTCGGTGCGTGGTGCAATGCCTTCGCCGTAGCCGATAGCGTCACGGTGGAAAGCCCACAGTTTGCGCTCGGACGAAGCAACGGGCAGACCGCCTTCCGAACGATCACCAATGGTGTGGAAGGTAAAGCCTAAGAACGTGTTGAGCTCACCAGAGACCAACGCACGCACGGTGTTGAAATCAGCCGAAGTTACGGCAGTCTCAGACAAAATGCTCGACAAGCTGTTTGCGTGGATGATGATATGGCGGTTGTCCATAGGAACGTTGTTTTTATCCAACAGTTTCTTGGCAGCACGCAGCTTGGCTACGTTCAGACCCGTATCTGTACCACCTTCGTCTTCGGTCACAATAAGGCTGGTGCTCGAACCTGCAAGTGCGTCCAGAATAAGCTGGTCTTGACGACGGCCGATAGCGTTGGCAACAACCTGAACAAGCTCATTACGCTCGTCAAAGTTGACCTTAGCTTGGTTGAAAATGTCGCTGTACTCTGCGGCGTTCCAGTCTTGGAGCGTGCAGGTTACGTTTGAGAACGATACGTTCAAAGGGGTAACATCGGACTGGGGAACACGTGATGTAGCTACGCCCTTGCCGACTTTGGGAAACTTAACAGTAGAGCCTTCAACACCCCGACGCTGACGAACCGCACCTACCAATTGGGCTACGCCCTGATAAGCCTGTTTAACTTCAGCATCAAAGAGCGTTACAAAGGCGTTCGATAATGAAACGGACATTTGTATCTCCTTGAAAGTTAAAAAAAGTTTTCGTCGCTTCGGTTAGCCGGTGATTTGGGCCGTATGCTTGCCCCTTACGGGAGCCGGTCGTCTGCATCCACAGCGGATAGGGTCGCAAAGGATTGGCCTATGACGTCTTTTTACAACACTAATTTTGGCGATGCAATAGGTTTATGCAAAAAAAACCCCCAGCCTTTTGAGCCGGGGGCAAGTCTCCGCTTGAAGGTTGGAGAGGGGGTTACTCAGAGAAAGCCTGCGAAAACATACGTTCTACCTTTTGGCGATAGGCGACGTCTGTCTTGTATTTCGGGTCTGCCACCATCTGATACAGTTCTTCTTTGCTTGGAGCGCCTTCTGATGGAACAGATTGTGTAGGTATTCTAGTTCCTTCAAATGCTTCCCGCAACTTAGATAGAACCCGAATCCCGTTGGCCGTGCCGCCCATGTACTTAAATTCCTCAAAGTCGTCCTTGCTGAGAACTCCCTTGCGAACTAAGCCTGCGCCCCATTCGCCCATGCCTTTAATAATGGCATCTGCATTTGGGCCTAAAGACTTGCGTTCTTGCTCAATGCTCATTGTGACTTGTTGTTGCTGTTCACCTTGCATTGCAACAACAGGGCCAACTAAGGCGTCTAAGGCGGCTTGGCTAACCCCAAACTCTTTGGCCCAGTTAGACACGTGGCCACGGACAGGGTCATCTTCTGGAATCTGAGCGAAGGAGCTCATGTCATACTTGCCGTCTTCAGGAGCCTTGTGCTTACCTTGGCTAATCTGCTTGCGTAAATCCATCCATGACTTAGCAATCCCCTCTAGGTCTGGCGCCGAGTCGTCTTTCTTCCAGAAGTTCTCTGGCCACCAGTCTGGGCGCTCTAGCGGCCCGTCATCTTCCTTGGGCTCTAGGTGCTGGATGGTAGTCTTGGAAGTATCTTGGCTCTGGCTTTCTTGGTTATCGGTTACTACCGCCGAATCCAATAGGCCAGCTTCTTGGGTTCCCCCGCTGCTGGGTTGGGTTTCTTGGGTTTCCATCAAAGTTTCCTCGCTCTTTTAATCCGTGCTTCAATGTCCCTTACTACGCTGTTCTGTCCCTCTCGGTAGAACCCATAGGACGGGTCGCTCCCCGGCACGGCGACGGGTTGCTCTAGTAGCGTAAGCCTAAGCCACGCCATCAATTCTTGGCCATCTTCGGTGCTAAAGACTCGTAGGCACAGCTTGTCTAAGTCTTCAGATTTCTGAGCGACATCTCTTATGTCGGTCGGTATTGCTTCAAGTTCTTCCCAACTCAATGATTACCCCTTATGCCGGTAGTTCGGCTTGTGCTTGGGCTTGGGCTAGTTGTTGAGCCATAGCCATTGTTTGCTCCATCTTGTCGGCACGCTCTGCTGGTGATGCACGCATAGCGGCTGGAACTCCCAGCTTGTCTGCAATGATGTCGAGCATCTCGCCCACCTTAACTGCGACTTGGCCTTCTGGCCCAGCTTGGCTTGCAATCTGGAAGAACTTGAGGGCAGAGTCCACTTCTTCCATATTCTGAGCCATAGCCAGCGGTGATACTGCGGAGACACGCACTTCAAGCCCATTGACCCGTAACGGCAGGTCAATGATTCCACGGTCATCCATAACCTGTAAGATTTTGGATACTATTGGAACCATTGTCTCGTTAATAAGGCGACCAAATGCCGAGCCTAGGTTCTGAGCCAATTCCTTCATTCGCTCAACAATCTCGGTTGCCGACCGTGCGCTCATGTTATCTGGTGGCAAGGACTCGTCTAGCAGGATTCGCTTGATGTTCTGTACCAAGTCGTTGATAACCAACTGGCTTACGTTAAAGTCTCCCGAGCGTGGCAGGGCTTTTAATGACTCACCCTGCGGCCCACCGTTGCGTGCGACCGGGATAATCGCACCCGGAACAATACGAATCGTGTTGGGGTTGAGCACGCCGTCATCGGCTGCGGTATAGACCCCTGCAATAGCAAGGCTGGCGTTTTTGAGAAGTAACTCTTTTGTTTTGTTGAGTGTCTTAATATCTGGAAGGGCGGTTAGTAACGGGCCACGTCCATATATCTCACCGGCCACCTTCATGTATCTGGCTACAATCCAAGGGCTAGTCTTTATCTTACGATAGACAATTTCCTGCTTGGACTCTTTGTGGATAACGTAATACCCAAAGTCGCCACGCTTAACATCAACAATTGTTGCCTCAATAAACTCGACTTCTTCGGTGGGTTTATCCCTAACCAAGCGAGCAAGCTGGCTATTCTCAGGTACTACCGCATCTTTCCATTGGTTTGCAATAGCTTCCGCTTTGATTCTCATGCGCCGATAAACATTATCAACCTGCCCATTGGCGCCTTCTTCAAAGGCCACAAGGTATTGTGGAACTGGAACGAAGTTTACTGGAGCTACGTCATCTCCCGGCTGAACCATCATAACGGCTGTGCCAACAGATAGGTCTAGCAAGAACTCGCCAATAGCAATGTCAAAGTTTGACTGCTTGAGTACGGCAAACATCTTCTCGTTGTAGACATCTAGCGCAGACTGTGCTTCAGCACGGCGCTCGTCAGGAATGTCCGGCCCCGGCTCTAGCTTGCACCACTTACGCTGCGGCGGAAAAATGCCAGACTGAAGACGGTTGGCAAAACGCTGGGTCGAGCTGATGGCCGTAGAATCAAACACACGGCCCATCTTCTTGGCGCCACCTACCTTGCCTTCCCAATATCCGTCGTATAGGTTGCGCTGCGGCAAAGCAAACTCGTAGGCATCCTCGTAAAGACTTTTGAAATCATCTTTCTTGCGAAGTGCAACGTCGTGTCGTTTTAATACTTCTTCAGCCTTTAGTCGTGCCATGTTCAATCCTTTTTATGACGCATCGCAAAATTGCGTGCAGCTTCTTTGCTTCCAAAGCCCCATGCTTTCAAGGCTAGCTTTAGCCTAGTCGGTCTGCCTTTGCTATCTGTAAGTGGCCCAGCCATGCCGCCAAATCTCGCAGCAAAGCTAACCCGTCTTGGGTTAGTCCCAGACTTAACCGGGGACTGTAAGTTGCCACCCTCTTTGCGCTCAAAGTGTTTTCTTCCAGCTTCGTTAAGGCCGCCTTCTGGATTTTGATATTTTTTCTGTACCATTACTCGTACCACTCAATTCGCATATTGGCCGGATGAGCCTGAGAGTTGACGTTAGTAAATCTGAATAAGTAAGTAGTCAAAGGCTTGAGCACATATTCAAACGTAAAACCAAGCTGACCGCCGCCCTTGTTCCCGGCAGGGACAAACTCTGCATATATCTCGGTTCCAGTATTGCTAACCGTTGGGTCTAGTACAGCCGCACCAGAGCTTGTTGTGACTAGGTTTCGGTTACGACGGTAAATTGTCATGGCCGTGCCGCCGCTAGTTGTAGGTGATTCATACATAAAAAACTCGGCTTCACCCGGGCTTTCGTAAGAAAACACGGCGTGAGGAAATATACCGGCTGGCCATGCAACTGCAATGTTGATGCTAGACCCGGCCCCAAGACCTGCCGAGTACGGGTATAGCTTATAGACGTAATATGCACGTCCCTCGTGTAGACGAAGATGGTTTACGTCTACCGTAGGCATCGGGTCGGACGAACCAACCACTCTCTGGGCTTCGTCCTTGTCCATGTACGTCGGAGTCACATGGCGTGACTTCGTGTTCATCGACTCCCTAGTGACGTACTGGGTAGCCATTACTTCTTAGGCTTCATTGCGGTTTTAGCCGCTTTCTTAAAAGCAGCATCGGTAGGCGCTCCGGGAGAGCCGGGTTTACGCATCTTCTCGCCAGAACCCTCGGCTATGCGCTCACGCTTTTTATGGATATTGGCATAGAGGCCGGGTTTCATTTGTACCCCGCTGCCTTGCGGCCTTCGCTCATGGCAATGGCTTTTGCCTGCTGCTCGCTTTTGACCTTCTGGCCAGAGCCAGATTTCAGCTTGCCCTTAGAGTATTCACGCATAACCATTGCAACTTTTTTTTGCATTTTATCTTTATCTGGCATTTTTGTTTCCTTATAAAGCCGTGCCTGAACCTAGAGTTTGCTCTCCACCAACAACGCTAGCAGTTTCAAGTAAACCACCACGGCGGCGAGCACGTTGAGCCGAAGCCTGAACTTCTCCGCCCCTTCTCATTTCTTCGTTAAGTTGGTTTTGCCTTTTTACTTTTTCTGCTTCCGCTTTGCGAGCAAGTTCTTCTGCTCTCTTTTTTGCGTCTTCACCAGTAAGTTTTTTTACAGCGCCCGAAACTGCACCCATGATTACACCCTTTCTGTGCCAGTAGCACCCAATGTTTGAATTCCTGTTTCCGGAGCTATACGTGCCTCAGACAACAACATACGTGAGCCACCACTCGTCCTAGCCCTACGCTTGGACGCCTCGGATTCCATCATGTCACGCTTTTCTTCTTCTGCCTTTTGGCGCAGTCTTTCGTTTTCTTTGCGCTGTTCAGCAATCTGGCGCTCGGCTGCGCTTGTATCTGGTTTAGAAAATAGTCCACTCATTTAATCCTCGCCATCATGTATGAATCCGAACCGTCCGGCAAAAACTTCCGCATTAGACCTTCTTCTTCAAAACCTAACGCTTTAGCCCACCGATACGCCCTTGTGTCATCAGATTTTACTGTGATTTGTAGCCGGTGCAATCCTTCTGATACCTCTGCGATATACAGAAATTGTTTTGCAACCAAAGTCATGGTCTTTGGGTAGCGCCTAGCCCTGTCATCAAACATAGACCAAAACTCAGCCATGCCATTCCAATAGTGTATAAATCCGAATACGGCTAGTGGTGAATTATTGACCACCGCTGTTACGGCAGGCCCAAGTGCTGCTTGGCAGTTCATGTGCTCTGCGGCGGATTGGCCCGAACTTAGAATCTCTGGATTGGATACCTCAATCTCCATCGCATGAAGCGGGGAGTACGGCATCAACAAAACCCCGTTTCTGTTCTTGATTTCAGAGTTTAGGCTAAGAATGTCCAAAGACATCGAATTCTGTATTGACTACGGTTTGTGCGGTAAATGTACGTGACTGCCCAGAGTTTGATTTGGTCATCCTTTTGTGCTCCCCGCCACCCAGCAATAGGTAGCCAAAGGCGTCGCCAACGTGCGAGTGTTCGTTCTTATTTGGGCTATCTCTGAATCTCTCTTGCCCTGCGCCAACGGCGATCCGCTTAAAGTGGTAGCCACCAGCCAAGGATTTCCGAAGTAGCTTACAGTTCCTATTGACTAGCAGCCCGGGCTTACCAGCCACAAGCCGCTGCATCGGGGCGGCAGACGCTTCTCGCCTAACCTTAAAATCGTTACTTGGCGTAGGCTGAGCACGAAGCCCCAATGTTCTTAGGTAGTCAAAGGCGGTTACTTCATATATGGCGTCCCTAGCCATACCAGCGGGGTCGCCCCAGACCATCACTTCGGCTTTTGGATAACGGGCATTGAGCTCAGCCAATAGCTGCTGGCCAAATCGCTCAAGCCCCATATCAAAGGTGACGATCTCATGGAGTACGTGCCACGTACCACTTTGCGTACGTTGTCCTATAACGGCGGCAGGCGTCAAACCAAAGTCTAGCCCTACTTGGATTGGAATGGTTGGGTCGTGTTCCAAGTCAGCCGTCATTAGTAGGTCATCGTACTCTGGCCAGACTGGTCTACCCTCTTGAACGTAGGTGTACTTGCCTTCGGCGTAGCACCGAATCCAGTCTAGGTTCTTACCAAGCAACATCTGTTGGTAGTT